GATAAAGAAAGAAAAATACCAACTGAAGATACGGATACAACGACATAATGGCTAATATATCTCATTTTTATGACGGGCAAATGCGAAGATACATTGTTCAATTTGTTAGAATGATGTCAAATTTTCAATATCAAACAGGTAAAGACAAAGATGGTGTTCAAGATTTAATTAAAGTACCTGTTAGATATGGTGATATTAATAGACAAGTAGCAAATATTTTAAGACAAGGATCTGAAAATGCTTTAGTAAGTGTTCCACAGATGGCGGCTTATATTTCAAATTTAGCATTAGATAGAAATCGTATGATGGAGCCAACTCATGTAGAGAAGATTCATGTACGAGAACGTTCTTATGATAGTGAAACTAAAACATATACGGGATCGCAAGGTAATCAACACACTATAGAACGAATTATGGCTGTACCATTTACATTAACTATGAACTGTGATTTGTTTTCAAATAATACAGATCAAAAATTACAAATATTAGAACAGTTATTAGTGTTGTTTAATCCAGCATTAGAATTACAAACCACAGACAATTGGCTTGATTGGACATCATTAAGTTATGTTGAATTAAGTGATATAACATTTTCATCACGTACAATACCAAACGGTACAGATGATGAAATTGATATTGCTACAATGCAATTTACAATTCCAATTTGGTTAACACCGCCTGCTAAAATTAAAAAACTTGGCGTTATAGAAAAGATTATTGCATCTGTATATGATGAAGATGCTACTGGAGTTGATATCAATGGTATAGTTGGTGGTGATTTATTAACACGTCAAGAAATAACATTTGGCAATTATGGATTATATGTAGAAGGTAATACAGTTAGATTATTGCAAAGCAAAGAAACTTTAAGTGAAGCAACAGGAGATAATGTTGCTCATGTAAGTCCTAAAAAAGCAGATGCTAAAACAGGTTCACAGTTAGTATATGGTAAAGAAATTAAATGGGACACAATATTAGGAGCATATGGTAAAATTACAGCAGGATTGTCAAAGATAAAATTAGAAACTGCAATAACCACAGCAAACAATGAAGATACAATTACGTATGTTACAGGGGTAATAGCAGATCATCCATCGGAATCACATTTATTAATGTTTACAGTTGATTCAGATTCAGTACCAACTGATACTGTTCCACCGTTTACAAAAATAATTGATCCAACAGTTACAGGACCAACTGGAAGTGAAGTTGATAGAGAAAGATATCTAGTAACACAACCAATTGGAACATCACTGCATGATCTTAATATTACAACATTAACTCATGATGGTACGACTACAGTTACAGCAATTTGTTCATTACCACACGGATTAGCAGTTGGTGATACTGTAAGAATAACTGGTGCATCACCAAGTTATTATAATGGAACTATTGGTGTTTTAGCAGTACCAAGCACTACACAATTTACTTTTAGTACAGTTTTACCAACATCTGCCGCGGCAAGTTCATCTCAACCAACAGCAGATACATCTAAAACAACGGCGGCAGGCGGTGTTTTAATTACACCTACTAATTTAATTACACCTGCAGAAGGTACTATAGTAGGCGTAACTAATAGAGGTCCAAGTGCATGGGGTAATTTGGTAGCATCTGAATCAGATATTATTCAATATAATTCAACTACTAGTAAATGGAATGTAGATTTTGATTCATCTAATGTTACTAATGTTCAATATGCTACTAATAATACTGGTGGTGTACAGTTTAAATGGACTGGTGCATATTGGCAAAAATCATATGAAGGTGAGTATGAACCTGGTGATTGGATACTTGACCTTTAATTAGATTTAATTTATAATAACATATGACCAATATAGTTTGTAGTGGAGCATTATTTTATGCCAAAAGCACTAAACGTTTTATGCTAGTTCAAAGAGCAAATAAAAAACATCAAGGACAATGGGGTATTGTAGGTGGTAAAGCAGAAGGTAAAGAATTACCTATTGAAGCATTAAAAAGAGAAATTAAAGAAGAAGTTGGATCAACACCAACAGTTCAAAAATTTATACCTCTTGAAATGTTTCAAAGTATTGATCAAAAGTTCTTTTTTAATACCTATGTATGTGTAGTTGATCAAGAATTTGTGCCAATATTAAATGGGGAACATTCAGGTTATTGTTGGATTAAAATGAATGCATGGCCAAAACCATTACATCAAGGATTGCTTAAAACTGTAAGAAATAAAGTTATTAAATCAAAACTACAAACAATATTAGATATTATTGTTTAGGCATTGGGATTGCTTCTGGTTCACCTAAGAATCCAGTTTTTGGAACAGCAAAATTTTTTTTCATAATGCCTATGTATACATTCATACTTTCACCTGCAGGTGTTTGGGTTTCTGCAGACCAAAGTTCTCCGGTATAGTCTTTTATACCATATACATCTTCAAACGTGTTTATTTTTTTAAGTAGTTTTGCTAAAAATGGTTTTGTACTTTGAATGCATATTCCTCTGTTTATTGCATCTAACCAGATTTTATCTGCTTGAGCAACTGCTTCTTCTGTTGCAATTTGATATAATGACCCTGTTCTAGTTAGGACTTGGGCATCTTCACACATAGAATTTATATAAACAAAGTCACCTTCTAACCATTCACCATTATTGTCTGATCCTGTTGCAGAAGCAGAGATAGATTTTGTTGGTACGTATTGTTTAGCAAATACTCCACTAACACCATAAAATTCTTCACCAGTTCTTGTAATCATTACAACTCTCCACAACTCACCTGTCATTCCGTCTTGACCAAACATATTGTTAAACGTGCGAAGTTTTTCTAATAACGTTACGTTCCATTTATCCCCACGTTGGGAAATATGGCATTCTCCATCTGCTACTGCTGTCAGCCATATCTCGTCAGCTTCCATTGCCGCTTGTTTAGTGTTTTCTTGAAATTTTTCAGCAGTTTTAGTAAGTGCTATTTCGTCTTTGCAAATGGCCGTGACAGTGGCTCGATCTCCAGGCATCCACAGATGATTTTCTGCTTTTGTTATTGTTCCGGAGATTATTAATAAAAAAAATACAGTCCATAATAGTTTCATCGTAGTCTCAGTAGTATTTATTTGAAACAGACCAGTCTTACATCAAGCAGTTTAGATGGCTTCTCTTTATTAATTCTTCGTTTAGCCATCAGCTAAATCCCAAGCATTGTGTTCGGGTCTCATTCTATGTATCTCCTAATCTTGTGAACACGACATGAGTCGCTGTATAACTTGATGTGCCTTGTAGTTTTGCAGAAGTACCACCATCAGTTGCGCCTACATCTTCCCACTCAAATTTTATTTTATTAGCGTCTGTTGCAACGTCTGTAACATCTAACATACAAGAAGTGTATTGATGTGCATAATAATTTGCGTCAGATATTGATTGAATTGATTTTGTTATTTCTGTTCCACTATTATTTTTAATAAGTATTCTACATTGTGAGTCTGCTACTCCTCTATAAAAATAAGCATTAAATTCTATTCGCCAAATTCCTGTTGCTGGAAAAGTAAAAACACCAGAACTAACACTCATACCAGAGCCAATTCTTCCTTGAGAATGAGTACCATTTGTAGTACCCCAATCTGTTAAAGGGTCATGTTCTCCTGTTGCTGTTGAATTTAATCTAAACATTTCTGCGTGTGTAATTCCACCACCAACCCCAGTCAGACTAGCTCCTGAAATGGCTGGTAAAGCTCCAGTTAAATTTGCTGCTGGAATAGAAGTTAAGTTTGCTGCTGAAACTGCTGGTAATGCACCAGTCAGTCCATAAGTTGCGTTAAGTTTAATCTGTGCCATTGTTTATTCCTTTGGGTTGTCCGTTCTCACTTGGTTGTATTTTGAAACATACTCGTTCCATTTTGTGTCATCATTTAAAATTTCCTTTTCGGTGTACGCTTCAATAAATTCTGTTGTTATAGGATATTCTACTGCTCTTGCTCTTGCGTATTCCAAAGCATCATATTCAGCTTGAAGTTCTGCTTGTTTAGCTAAAATATCTTCTTCAGCTATAGGCGTGGTATTCCATTTCATAGTGCCATCAGGATAAACTGTAACTTGAGCTGTTGAATCAATAGCTAATACTGCTTGTAAAATATTTATATCATCTGCCATATTATGTTCCGTCTATTTCCATTAAGGTTATCTTTGCTGTAATATTGTTTATCATTGTGTATGATGCCAATGATGTAGTGGTGTTTTTAAAACCAGTTTCATATGCTTGTGAGCTGGTCGTAGAAGGAGAGTCCAATATATGCATACTGCACATATGATATAAACCTGCTCTGCCTGAAACTCTGCCTAATCCAGTAGCATCAGGGCCAAGATTAGTTCCTGAACTATCTCCTCTGAAAATAGTTTGAAAATTTCCATAATCTGCTTGTGAATTATGAACAGTAAAATTGACCATAACCAAAACTTTATTAGATGTACTAGCTGGAGTTATAGATGCGGCAATTCCTGTGTCAGCCCACGAAGTTGAAGTAGTTCCAACTTGACCAGCAAAACTTGCAGTGACCACTTGTAAAACTTTTCCACCACCAGCAGCGGCCCAAGCATTATCTCCTCGTAAGAAAGTTGAAGATGAAGCAGTACCAGTAGCAGAAAGTTCGGCTACTCCTACGGCATCATCAGCCAAGTGTGCGTTGTCAATACTTGCATCTACATATTGGTCGCTGTCTATGGAATTTACAGCCATCTTCGCAAGTGTGACAGTTCCGTCTGCTGGAATGTTCAAAACTCCAGTGCCGAAATGCATAATCCAGTCACAAGTGTTGCTCGAAGTAGGCGACCAGTC